GCTTCCACGCCCAACGGTAGGCCCTCCGTGTCCCGCACAAAACTGTGCGTCCACTTCCCCGTGCGCAAGTTGTGGATGAGCATTTCGTCCAGGGGTGCAGTGTCCCCTTCACGCTCCGTGTAGTGCCACACGGCCAGCGATTGCGTGGGGTCGTACCGAGCGACCGTCCGGGCCAGCCTCCGGGCGTCCATACGCCCCAGGAAGTGTTCCTTCACCGCGTTCTCCAACCTCGATAGCCCGTTGCCGTCAAAGGTGTAGAAGTCGTCTGGCCCCAAGAAAAGGTGCAGGTCATGCGCATTGGCCACCACCTCGTGGCTCGTGGCCCCGACCACCTCGCTTACGCTAGTGAACGACCAGAAGAAGGGAGGGCCGGTGAACTGCCCGAACCACAGACTCCCCTCCTTGTACATCACAATCCCATTCCTGATGCGCTTCAAGCCAACGATAGGGCCTGGTGTGCCACGCAGTGCTGCGGTCACTACCCCTGTCGCGATGCTCGGCGTCCACAACGTATCCACAGGCGAGAAGTACCACTGGTTTGACCCCGGAGGCACCAAGAACACGCCCTCGTCCACCACCTCTACCAGTGACGCAAGCGGCGGTGCCACATCGCTCAATTCAGCCAACGGAATGAATCGCTGTCCCGTCAACGACACTTGCACCGGGTCCGTGCCGTTGGTCGCCAGCACGTGGTTGCCGAACACCGCAAACCGCCAGCGCCCGCGTACCGGGTCCGTGCGAAAGGTGACGCCCTTTGCCCACTCTTCCCACACCCCACCCCGGAGCCGGTAAAGGTTCGCGGCCGTCCCTGCTATCACCACCCGCTGACCGCCCGTGAGAACAGCGCTGTGAGCGCCGAGGCACCGAGCGGGGAGGGCCGCGCCCGGCACCCACGACGCCAGCGTCTTCAACCCTTTCGTCGAGCCGAAAACGCCATCTGTGTTCGTCAGGACGCCTGCTGTGTTCGGGTCCGCATCGGGGCGCCAGTCCAACAATTGCATGGGGCGTTGCGCTGGCATCACCGAGGCCCTGGCGTTACGTCAGTACCCGTTATTGTGTCAATAACGCGGCCACTTATTATTACAAAACGGTTTGGGTGCTCCGATGTTTTAAACTGCGATTCACCATGGTATTGTTGGTCAGTAACATTCCATTTGGGAATGGACCCGGCCTGCCACGCGGCTACATAGTCGTAATGGTGTTGTGGGTCGTAAGGGTTTAACTTGATTGGATGTGTGTTCCTAACGTTTTGCGCTTGCTGTAAAACACGGTGCCACCGTTCAAAAAGTGGCCTAGTAACATCCGTCAAATGCGCCGCTTGCCCATACTGTGTGAGCAACTGTCCCATCCTGTCACCACCACGCTCGCACCCGCTGTTGCGTGCTCTTCTCGATGGACTCGCCAATGAGAGACATGAGATGCTCTTGCTCAGATTGCTTCATCATCGCGGCAAGGTCCGGCTCTTTCACAACAGTCTGATAAATCTCTGCCAGCGTCCCGTAGCGCACTAAGTCCGCCGCGTTGGTTGTCCAAAAATTCGACACGGTGTCATCGGTAGGGATGGGCACTTTCCGCAAGCCGGTCAGTTCATAAGTATAGACCTGGTCCGGCGTCTGGAAGAAACGGATGCGGTCCCCCTGCCGCGACCAATGTGAGGGGATGCTTTGTACCGTGGGCTCTACGCTGTCTAGGTAAAGGAGCCGGTCCCAATGCTCTTCTTGCAAGTGTCGCCACACGTTCCCAAAGAGCAAACGCACAAGCGTTACCGCAATGAACGAAGGGGGAATCTGGTAGGTGTTGGCGCCTGCTACCGTTTGCAACACCGTTACCCCATCATCTGCAAGCTGGGATGTGACTGGCGTGGCGTAGAGGAACTTGCGCTGGTAGCGACGGATTACGGCCTCCAGCTTGTCGGCTACCACGTCGGTCAGGTCGTCGCGGCGAAGATCTTTGATGACCGCCTGCTTCAAGTCACCAAAATTTACAATGCTCATGACCACGCCCTAACAGGCAGGGCACTCAGCACGACCCTGTAACTCCGGCTCTACCTCTTCCAACAACTCGGCAACGGTTTTGATTGATACACGCGCTCGAGCTACCGCCTGCCGCGCCGCTTCTTTTGGCCCTCCACGGCCTTGATCGTGCCCTTGTTCGCGCTCGCGTAGAAGACGCGCTCGCCCTTTTCCGCGCCGTACTTCTGCGCCATCGCTCGCTTGATCTTCTTGCCTTTTTCGGTAAGCGGCATTCAACGTCGCCTCCTACAACCTTATGGCCAAGCGCTCGTGTCGAACTTCATGAGCGGTTGCCCGTAGCAATCCAACACCGGCACGTTATGCGTCACATAAATGATGCACTTGCCAGGTAACGGCCCCCGGACCCGCGCCAAGCAAGGGCGGTTCTGCGTCTGGATAATGCCCATGATCTCCGGGCTCTCGAAGCCGCACGCCCTGGGTGTGTCTGTTGGCGTTGCTGTTATCGTTGGCGTCTGCGTGGGCGTGCTGGTCGGGGTATTCGTAGGCGTGAATGTTAGCGTTACTGTGGGCGTTTGGGTGGGCGTTTGGGTGGGCGTTTGGGTGGGCGTGTCTGTGGGCGTCTGCGTAGGCGTGTCTGTGGGTGTAGCAATAGGCGTATCGGCCTGGCCCAACGCTACCCCTGAGAAGAGCAGGAAGCCCGCCACGAGCCACAATCGTTTCATCATCTCAACTGCCCTCCGGTTCGTATTGACAGGGGTACGGCACCGCCACTGGCCCCGCGCCAAAGGCAGCCACCGTACCCCTCGCCTTCGCTGCCGCGAAGCTCGTCAGTACGCCTTCTTGCCACGCTTGCGCCCACTGCCATGAGTCGTTGGCTCGCGACCAACTTTCTCAGTGCAGCTTTCGCTGGCGAACGTGCCCTTGTGCGATTGCACACCGGTGAACCCATCGTTGCCGGGACCCAACTTCGTATTCTGTATCCCACCCGCAACCGGGTTTTCCATGTACCCGCCACGCCTGCTTGCTCGTGATGCCATTCTCGTTCTCCTTCCTTCAGGGGCCTTTCGGCCTCCTCAGTTTGTTTTACCAGAGTGCCCTAAAATACGCCAACCGAGCGCATGTTGTAGGTGACGGACCCTTTGATGATACCGCCGCTTCCAGCGCCCGCGCCACCAGCCGCCGCCAGCAATTGGAGTACATCATCTGCCGTCACTGTGAGCGGCACGCTCCCCGCCACAATCCCGTTCGGGTTGTTCGTGGGGCTGGCAACCGCTGCCGACCGCCCGGCCGTGGACCCATCAAGGAACGCGTCGGCGTCCTGAGTAGCAAGGCCGAAATCAAACGTGTTCGTGGTCGCCGAGTCGATGTCCGGCAGGTCCAGATACCAGCTCGTAATCCGGGCGCCCTTCGGGATCTTGCAGCACTGCAAGATGTCAGCGGTCACGAACAGGTGATCGGTGGCCAGGTCCCCTGTATCGAACATGAAGTCTACCGTGATGTCCCCGCCGTGCCCGGCGTCCACAACCGCCGAGTGGTTGTCGTACGGGATACCACCGGAGATGGTCCCGTCACCATCATCAGTGGCCCCAATCGTTGCTTTGTAAGTAGCCATTCTTCAATCCTCCTTCAGCCCGTGCAGCAAGCTGCTTAAACGTTGGCCTCAAACGAAGAGACGGTCACAACCCCGTAGTCTTCGCTGTTGAACCGGGTCTTTTTCATGCCGAAGATCGCGCCCGCAGCCACCCGCAACTGGTTGCCGCCGTCGAACAGCTCCTCAAACCACTTGAGCCGCATGTCATCGCTGTACGCTCGGCCAAACGCCAAGCACAGGGCTTGCGCCCCAACGAAGAAGCCACGGGCCACGCTCGCCGTCCCCAGTGCGTTGTACCGTGTCCGGCCACCCACAACCGCTTGCGCCGCGCTCCCATAGGGAGCATACGCAGATTCGTGGATGATGACATTGTTGTAGAGCCCGATGGCTCCGGAGAAGATGGGGTTCTTGGTAATCTGCCCGCCGGCCAGCGCATCACTCTGGATAGCTCCCCATTGCCCTGCCGTAAAATTGGCTCGCAGGGAACGGGTCTGGAGCGGGTGAATGAACATCACCCCAAAGATTTCCATACCATCAAGCTGAATGGGCCTGATCGGCGTTACCCGCGTGTGCGCGATGGCCACACAGGTGTCGATCAAGTCAATGGTGAACCCGTTGCCGTTGACCAGTGCCCCTTCGTTCGCGGCACCCGCCGCAATCACCATTGACGATGGTGCTGACACAGCGTTGTTGCCGGTGTAGCGAGTGTCAGCCTGGTTGGTGTTACCGGCAAGATGGTTCACAGCGCTCACCTCGAAACGCTTCGCCCACCAGTTGGCCAGCTTTAGCTTGGCCTGGTCCCGTTTGTTGAAGGGCACACGCTGCTGAGACATCGCCCCCTTCACCAGAACTGGGTGCCGAAGCTGATTGATGACCAGCGAGTCCGTGAACGTGCTGATCGCTTCCTCGTTGCCTGCGAGGATGTTGTCACCCTGCACGCCAGCGCCTTCCAGCTCGGCCAGGATGTCGTAGGTGATCTGGTCACCTTCACTCTTCTGCGTGTCGTCGAGAATCTGGCAAATGTTCTGCCCGTCCTCCACGCTGCTGGAAATGTTGCACAGCTTCCACACAGTGGTTGCCTGGATCGCCTGTTTGAAGAGGCGGTGCGAGAACAACTTGACTGTTGCGGCGTCATTCACGCCGTAATTCCACTCTGCCATAAGCCTTTCCTCCTGTTCGTCACCAGTGCCCCATGCACCGGCTGTTCAGCTTTTGGTTTCGTTTATCGCCCGAAACCAGGCAGGGGATCGCGTGCTTCTACCGCGCCGCCATCTGTGCGCTTGCGCTCGCTTTTTTAAAGGGCATGGAGTCCCACAGTCAGCCAGCTAGACTGGTATTAACTTGTCACAACACCGCCCATAGTGTCAAGCCGTGTTTTATTCTGGCGTTATCAACTTCCGGGGGCTGCGCTCGTACCATGTCCAGTTCACGGCTACCAATCCAGCCCCCTGACAAGACAGGTAAGCATTTCCAGAAGGCAAGCACGGTCCCCGCACACCCCAACTCTGAGTCACTGTCGAAGAACCTTGTGTGGCTGCTGTAGCAGGAAAAACCACACCCCAGTAAGTTGTGTCACCCGCAGCGTTTGCAAACGATAACAGTGTCTCATCTATACTTGTTATGGTTACTTCAATTGACCCAAGGCACACGTGCCCGTCGATCTCTTTTGGTATACTCGCCAACACTACCGGATCTCCAGAACAATCCGCGAACAGGTAATGCTGTGTGTAGAATACCGTTTCACGTTCATGCCATGGAATATAAGCGACTTGTGGGGTGGACACCGGCGTCCACGTTGGAGTAGTCGTGTTCGTCGGCGTACTTGTCGGCCCCGGCGTATTCGTGTCAGTTGGCGTGCTCGTAGGCACCGGCGTATTCGTCGGCGTGTTCGTTGGCGCCAGGGTCTTCGTAGGCGACGTGGTATGAGTGTTCACCTGGGCACTTGCAGTTGTTACCGCAAGCCACACCAACGCTGCCACCATCACCACAATTCTCATCGAATGCATACCCCGCCTCCTCTCTCGTCCTTTACACGACCTAGCCGCTAGCCAGCAAGGTGTCCAGCAAACCAGGATTCTCCCTGTCAATCTTTGCAAGCTGGCGTTCGCTCATGTTGATGATGTCTTCCCGGGTCAACTGCGGCTTGCTGGAAGTGCTCCCACTGGTGCTAGAGAGCGAACCCTGCTCGACCTGTGACCGTTGCTTCGACTCCCGCACCTTTTCCACTGCCGTTTTCGGCTTCGTGATTGCTTCTGGGACCTGCGGTGCTACCGCTGGAGCTTTCCCGGACCACCCATCGGCCACCGCTACCTCGTAGAGTATCTCCGGCAACGGCCTTCGCGTCTCCTGCGCCACCTGTAACGCAACACCAAGCCGCTGTTGAAGAACCTGTTCCATCATCTGATCCGGGACCCCCGCCGCTTTCAACCGCGCCGTCTCTCGTTGCTCCAGAAAATTCATGGCGTCATCGTAATCCGCTTTCTGCGCCTTGACCGTTGCGATCTGCGCGTTCAACACTTGCTGCTGTTGGAGTGCGTGCTGTTGCTGCGCCAAGTAAGCAATTTGCTGTTGTGCTTGTATCGTCTGCACCCGACTCGCCTCTAGCGGGTCTTCTTGCCACAGTTGAGCCAGTTCTGTGTCTGTGTACGGTCGATCGAGGCCAGGGCGACCCTGCTGCTGGTCCTGCTGCCCCCGCCCCTGTAACGTGGATAGCAACTGCTGGAATTGTTGCTGCTGCTGTTCCAGCGCCACGAACCGGGCTTGCGCCTCATCGCGTTCCCGTTGCGCCTGTCGCAGGTCGGACCACCGAGGGTTCTTTCGCCTCTTCTTCTCGGCGTCAGTTTCCTGCGCAGTCTCCATGCCCTCCAGGTTTTCATCCCCTTCCGGCTCACCCTCCGGCTCTTCTTCGGGCTCCGGTTCTGCTTCCGGATCTGGAGTAACCTCGGGCTTCGGCGTGTCTCCTTCCCCATCTGGCGGGGCCTCCGGCTGTACCTCAACACCGTCTGACTCTTCTGGGGGCTCCTCTGGCAACTCCGGCTCTACCCCAAAGAAGTTGTCATGGGCCGGTTTAATCGCGGGCTCCGGCGGCGCCTCAGCGCCAAGCGTGTTCGCACTTCCCTGTACCTGTGCCGCGGCAGCTCTCTTAGCCATTCCTGTTGTCTCCTCTCTTCTGTTGTAGTTGTGCCAACGAGCGCACAATCGTTTGATCTTCCTGCGAACGCTGGCGCCCACCTTCCCGCGCCCCGTCCGCGAACGTCTTCACCAGTTGCATAAACTCATCGCTGGCGTTCTTCATCTCAACTATACCCACTTGCTGTTGCTGGATGCGCTCATCGCTCTGGATGTCCATAGCTTTTAGTTGAGCCTCAATCTGCGCCCGTACCTTGTCGTCCTTGATCTTCTCTACCGTTGCCCACGCCTGTGCTTCTGCCAGCGCTGCTTCCGCCGCAACCTTTCGCGCCCTCGCCTGGATCTCAGCAAAGGATTGCGGTTTCCCACGCCCGCCACCACCAAGCCCTTGCATCACCGCTTTCTGCTCCGCTTCAGCGTGATCAGTCATCGCTTTCTTCAACTTACGTCGCAGGGAAGCAGGTAGCGGTAAGAAATCAATGAACTCCGGTAGCATGTTGCCTGTGCGAATGAGCATCGGGGCCAGGTTTGCAAGCGTGCGCATCCACTCCTCACGCACGTGTGGGTCACGGGTGCCTTCATCCAGCACCACGTCATATTCCAGAAAGAGGGGCGCCTTCGTAAGCTGGATATACTGCCCGTCATCTTGCCCGCCCACGCGCACCACCCGGTCGTCAGCCACCAATTGCAGGTGGTCAAACACTGTTCGCGCTTCGTTGAAGCGATAACGGCGTAGTGATTCAAACTCCACCGCCAGCAACAACTGTGCGCTTGCCTGCCGTTGTACAAGCGTCACCTGTGCCTCGTCGCCGGTGCCCATACCCATACTTACTTCTGGGTCAATGCCCGTGACCTCGCGCAACATCTGGGCGCAAGTCGTGAACATCTGCACGCTACCTTCTGGCAGTGAAGGGCCTTTCTTTTCTACTACTGACCCACGAGACAACGCCCCATCGTTCAAGTAAGTGATGGAGCCAGTCTTAGCCCAAGTGTCCTCAGCCTGCTGTGGGTTGTAAAGGGCGCCGATCTCAGCCAGTAACCCGCCCTTGGCGTTTCGGGTGATGACCTCCATCACCTGATTGGCAAACTTGGTCATGTACCGCTGCGGGTCCACCAACAAGCGCATGAAACCGTACCACAGCTTCTTATCTTCATCCCACTGCCCAGTCATGCAGTTGTAGGTGAACCGTTTGCCGAGCAGCGGGAATGGCCCGGCCACCACGTTGTTGCCGATCAAGATGGCACGCTTGTAGTCGCGGCCGATGACGCGGTCATGCTCGATCTCAGGCGAGACCGGGTTGCCCCTCGCAATCAACGCTGGTGCTAGCACCTTGCGCCACTTGCGCTCATAGTTCTCAAACTCCTCTTCGGCAAGCCAATCGTCTTCGCCGGTGATGGGGTCTACAAAGTAAACACCCATCACTTCTTCGTAGAATTGGAACTCCACCACCTCAACGTTGCCGGGGCGTAGGGTAGACCACCCAGGATGTTCGCCTTCCACCGGCTCAGCGCTCACCTCGGATGTGAGATTGGAGCGCCCGGGCATGGCGTTCTCGTTGTCGCGCCCAGTCGCTGCGAGGATGGCACCCCGATGCTTGTGGCCCCACCGAATCAACGCCTCAGCCTTAGTAATTTGCCGAATGCGTGCTACCCACTTTGCATCTTCCAGACAGGGACGTGTGCTATTGATGTCCCACGCCATCTCATGACCGTCAATCCTGGAAATAGTAATGAGACCTGCTTCATCCCGTGAACGGTCGAAGGCAACATCAGTCCACCCCATCCCTCGCGCTACCATATCAGTGAATGCACGAGAACG